GCTCACCCGTGTCCGGCGCACGCACTCTACCTCACCTGTGAATAAATTAATGATTAATTGATATTTTGTTGTTTGATTCAACTTTCCCATCGGATGTGTGATGCTTTAAATCACAGGAATTAATACTGCTTGCTGTAAAATGATTTTCAAGGGGAGCTATTCGAATCCCTTTCTTTTTCATTAACAAGCCAAATCCTTTATTAATGATGTCCATTAATTCCAGAAAGTATTTTTCATGTAAATCCTGGTTATCAGAGAGCTGCTTCTCTTCGTACAGCCCGATAAAGGCTCGGCGTACGTTACCAGATATATTGTCGATGGTTTCTTTTTCTACGGTACTCAGGTCAAGAGTCGCCAGTTGAGAGCGAACCACATTCGCTGCCATTTCCTGGAATGGCATTGGTAAATCTTTAAATTCCATTATTAGCCTCGTTGGTTAGCTATTAACGCGGGTATGTAATCATTCTGGCAATGCTTAATGCCGCTGCTTTTTCCAGCCTGGTGATATCCTGCTCCAGAGCGGACAGATTTTCAGCCTGCTTAGCCCTGGCTTCATTGGCCCATTTCAGGTCCTGCGCAGCCTTAATTTTCTGGTGCATCCACTCATAAAGTTCATCATCGGTATAGTCTGGCGCGATGATGACGGGTTCTCGTTTCTGCATACTGATTCCTCGCGGTGCTGTTTCGCTTATCAGCCGTTAGATTTTGCCGAACTGGAAAGCGCCTGTTTAAACTCACTGAAGCTGAGGGCTTCTTCGCCTTCGGCAAGGCCTTCGAAGTATTCTTCGTAAGCCTTTTCCATGATTGTGTTGAAATCCATATCACTCACCTGAGTTTCTTTCCAGCCAGCGACGGGCACCATTTTCGGTTTTAAACGTTTTGCTTCTGGTATACGTCATCGCGGTGAACGTACCGTCCTGGTTGGGGAACACGCCACATACCAGAGATTCGCTGTTGCCAAGATCGATAGTATCCATGCTGACCTCATTTCCCCTTAACGCCGGGGTAGCGGAACAAAAACCTGCTGCATAGTTATTAAAGTTGAACCCTGCCGTCATGTTCTTACGCCTCGGGCTGGCTACTTAACCCCTGACCACTGCCGGGTAACTCGAAGTATTTCCCTGCGTTCTGTGGGGCGGGGTGGGTTGGTATGTTGTTAAGGTAACAAGAGTTACCTTTCGAGTCAATACAATGTTGCAAAAGGTACATTTGAGGGCATAAAAAACCCGCAATGAATGCGGGTTCTGACTCAGTCTAAGTATTGATGTATTTGTGAAACTTTACCTTTAATGGTGTAACCACCATTCAGTTCGATGGGTTTGTAAAGCGGATTCAGTGACAACAGATAGATGTTTGGTCCGTCAATCGCAACTTTTTTTAGTGTTACGTTTGGCGTTCCTTCCAATTGGATTAAGATTATTTTTCCCACCAGTTCTCTAATGTTACTTGAGCATGGTGTGATCAGCACGGTAGATCCGTCGGGGATGGTTGGGAGGCCGTTAGAGTTTGTCATCGCATCTCCCTCAACATGCAATAAAAAAGAGTTTTCAGCGGTTTTTGTCATGACATCAACCCAGTTCTTAATACCAGGAATCTTGGTTACTGGACAACTCATATCCCAATAACCAGCCTGTTCCCACGTTAAAACGGGCAACCGGGCGATGTTGTCACTAATGTAAGGGTACTGATTCAGACGCAGATCATCGGTTTTATCGTGACCGTCCTTTCCATAAAGAATCCATTCAGGAGATTTGGAAAGCAATTTTGACAGTAGATACAAATTCTCACCGTCAGGTTTTGAAGAGCCATTTTCCCATTTTGTTACGGATACACGAGATATGCCGATTGCTTTCGCAACCTGCTGTTGGGTTAATCCAACGTCTTTTCGACGATTCCGAATACGTTCGCTGATAGTGTTTTTCATGTAACCAATGTTACTACCAAGTGATGTTGCTATGGTTGACATTGTTATGTAACTATTGTTACCCTTCTGCTCGAAATAACAGGAGAGTTTTATGTTCAAAGATGATGTTCTGCGCTATTTCAAAAAAAAGCGACTAGTAGCTGAGGCTCTTGGAATTTCACATGTGGCTGTTGTGCGGTGGAAAGCAGTTATTCCCAAACTTCGCGCAATGGAACTGGATGAAATTACTAACGGTGAATTGAAATACAACCCAGAACTTTACAAGAAGCAGGATAGCACCTCGAACGAAGGAAAGAATGATTCATGAAAATCAAGCATGAACACATCCGCATGGCGATGAATGTTTGGGCGCATCCGGACGGCGAAAAAGTACCGGCTGCGAAAATTACCAAAGCGTATTTCGAGCTGGGAATGACGTTCCCGGAACTGTATGACGACAGCCATCCGGAAGCCCTGGCCCGTAATACCCAGAAAATTTTCCGTTGGCTGGATAAAGACACCCCTGATGCTGTTGAAAAAATGCAGGCTCTGTTACCGGCGATCGAAAAGGCGATGCCGCCTTTGCTGGTGGCCCGTATGCGCAGCCACAGTTCTGAATATTACCGTGAGATCGTCGAACGGAGGGATCGGCTGGTGAAGGATGTCGATGATTTTGTTGCGTCAGCGGTTGTTTTGTATGACCAGATGAATCGCGGCGGCCCGGCAGGGAATGCTGTGGTGATGCACTAAAAGCACGGTGTTCGGGGGTTTTATGAGCAGCAAGCTTCATGGTCTTGTCTGGGAAGGGTGCGCCTTCACCGGCATGATCTTATCCAGGGTGGCGGTTATGGCCCGTCTTGCAGACTACAGCAATGACGAGGGCGTGTCATGGCCTGCCATTGAAACTATCCGGCGTCAGATCGGTGCAAGAAGTGAATCCACAGTGAAATCGGCTATTGCAGAACTGGCGAAAGAGGGCTGGCTGACGAAGGAAGAGCGTAAGGTCGGTGGGCGTAATGTAAGCAATATCTATCGGCTTAATGTGGAAAAACTCGAAGCAGCTGCGGCGGCGGCGCGTGAGTCATATAAACCGAAAAGAAAAATTAGCCCGGCAAAAAATGACCCGTTAACAGTTGACCCGTCAAATATTGACCCCTCAACGGTTGACCCGTCAAATTTTGATGGATCAACTGTTGATAAAAAACTGCCGATTAGGGGGCCGATGATTGACCCCGATCCGTCAGTATTAAAACCTGATCCGTCAGATAAAAGATCTTCTTGTCCGGACGCTTCGCAACCGGACCCGCAGACGGCTGAACAGGATTTTTTAACCCGACACCCTGACGCGGTTGTGTTCAGTGCGAAAAAACGCCAGTGGGGAAGTCAGGAAGATTTGGTGTGCGCACAGTGGATCTGGGGACGAATCGTGAGTCTTTACGAGCAGGCGGCCAGCTATGATGGCGAGATCACTAGACCGAAAGAACCCAACTGGACAGCATGGGCCAATGACGTTCGCACAATGCGGATGCTGGATGGCAGAACTCACAGACAAATTTGTGAAATGTTTGGGCGTCTCCAGCGGGATTCGTTCTGGGTAAAAAACATCATGAGTCCGGCAAAACTCCGGGAAAAATGGGATGAACTGGTTATCCGCCTGGGGCGTTCGCCTGCGCAGCGTTGCGTGAATCACATTTCTGAACCGGACACTGAAATTCCGCCGGGCTTCAGGGGGTAAGTGTTAATTTCTGGTCATGAGGTAATTTTCAGGAGGGCTTGTGGCAAAAGTTTTTACACAAGAAGAGCGGGAAAAAATTAAAGGGCAGGTTGTTGAACTCGTACGCCAGAGTGGGCGCGAGACGTTACGACAACTGGAAACTAAAACTGGGGCAACAAGATATCTGATGAGCGTTCTGGCCAGAGAGCTGGTTGCCAGTGGCGATGTATACAACTCTGGTTACGGGTTATTCCCGTCTGAACAGGCGCGTAAGGACTGGCAAAATGCCCGTAAAAAGCTCTCAAGGGCAAAGCCGAAGAAACCATCTGCGGTTGATCCGGACCTTATCTGGTCATTACCAGATGGCGAAATACGCCGCTACGACAGGCGTCTGAACATAATCTGTCTCGAGTGCCGGAAGAGCGAAGTTATGCAGCGCGTACTGGCGTTTTATCAGGGGAATTTTGAGGAGGTGGTGCGGTGAGTGAATCAAAATGCCAGGTTAATGGCAACAAGATAGAACCATGTGCAGCACTGGCAAAGTCCCTTGAGCATGATGCTGAATACACGATGCGAAAAGGTCTGCTGATATACAAAATCTGGAATGAGAGTTTAACTCGCGGTCCTGATTTTGTGATGTTGCGTTCCGGTGAATTTTCTAAATTACCAGTTCGGGTTTCATTTTGTCCGTTCTGTGGTGAAAGTCTGAAAACGTGGGAGAACAGAAATGAATGAAATTAAAGAAATACCAGTAGTACGTGATGAATATGGCTGCTGGACGCATCCTGAATATGAAAAATTCTGTGACGGTCGGGAATATATTTCAACGGAAGAGTTTAACGCCTGGATGGAGGAAAATAATCTTCAATACGTCCTCTGCTTCAGAGATGAAGGATGTGCTGACCTTGATGCGTGTGATGCTGATATTTCTGCATGGGAACCGGAACGACCAGAGGGCAATGGATGGTTTATTGGTTCAATACATGACACCGAAGATGGCCCGGTTTGTGTATGGCTGAGAAATAAGGCCGAAGCATAAAGGCTATAAACCGACTAACAACTAAATACTGAAGATTTAAATCAGAAACGATTTTTATTAAACCCTTAACCGGAGGGATTCTGCACCCTCAGAACATCAGGAGGCCGTCTGAAAGGGCGGAACAGATAATGCTTACGTTGAAACATTTTATCGACATACCAACATGGTTAGCCGTCATTGCTTTTGTTAAAATACACATCCACTTTTCTGTGCAATGTTTAACCACTGGTCATATCAAATGGCATTCATGCGAACCATGATATAGAATCATGGCTTGAGAGAGTCGATGAAAGCGCAACTATGGTATGAGAGACATTGATGTAAGAAAGGCTGTGCATGCCAAGATTCTGAGAGATCATCATAAAGATCCTGACACCCTAATCATTGATGAGTTTACGATGAATCTAGGGGCTAGCAGAGCTGATATAGCAGTGATCAATGGGCTTATACATGGTTATGAGTTGAAGAGCAAGAGTGATAACTTGCTCAGATTACCAGCGCAGGTGCAACATTACTCATCAGTGATGGATAAAGTAACTTTGGTTGTCTCTGATTGCCATCTTTATGATGCTTTAAGCATAGTTCCATCATGGTGGGGGATAAAGCAAGTTACGCAAGGTGCACGGCAAGGTATCCATTTAAAAACAATTCGAACTAGCAAGTTGAATCCACAAGTGGACAAACTTTCCTTAACAATGCTTCTTTGGAAAGATGAATTGCTTTCCCTATTAAGTGATGTAGGGGAGCTACAGAATTTGAAAAATAAACCTAAACGCGTCTTATGGTCAAAACTCGCCAATAGTATGGATGTTGGCGAGCTTCGTGAAGCTGTTCGAGTTAAACTTAAAGCCCGTAAAGAGTGGCGAGTTGCTCAACAACCTTAGTTATGTGATGGTTTTGCCCAATCCTACGCCATACCTCTGGGCTACCAAATTTATAGTTACCAGAGGGATTGGCTTTGTAGGCTTGATACTCGTTTGCATAATATTCTATGTCTCTATCTCCCGCACAGAATGTAGGCCCTGAATATTCTCGATGAGCAAGAATATCCTCACTATGTTTACCATATTGTTCATAACCAAAGCGATTAGCTACTCTTCCTCGAAATACCCAAAAGTCATTATCTCCAGAGTATCTGACGCTGGCAGATACGCTAGGGAATCGCGTCGAAAGCCTATTAAAGTCGGGGTGCTGTACTCCATAATCACTATAAATCACATTTCTGGCAAGTTCTTTTCTATTCATTAAACTCTGCCATAAAATCCACTCGATTCGAGGTTGAGAATATAGACCAACAGAAATATCACTGAGATCTGTAGGAAATGAACCCCCAGAAAGAATCACTTTTCTGTATTCATTGAGGTGCGCCAGATTGTTTATCAATCCCATTGCCAAAGTATATAGTTCGCCGGAATTAATTTTATCCTCGGTTAACTCATCTCTTAAGTCAATAATTATATCAATATTTGATAAAGGAATTCCCAGATGATTAATGTAATGCGTTATTAATTGTGGGTTAACCAGATCTAACGTGGTTAATCTCAAGCATATTTCATTCTGCATTAATTCATCAATCGCTCTTTTATAGTTAGATGGGCGAGTTGGTGAACTGACAGGAATAACTCTTATCTCCATATCTCTAACTTGATTAACCGCATTTATTATAGGGTAATGATCTTCAGGAGAAATAAAATGCTCTTCAATTAATAATCCATCAATATAAACACCTTGCATATCTGAGCAAGATTTTGAGACTTTCTTTCCGAACTCTATAAGAGTCTCGTTATAACTCTTTAAGGCAATACCTGAATCAGGGTCAATTGGCACTGGTTCAATTTCGAGTAATGGCAAAATTTTTGATTTCTTTTCAATGGATAGCTGCGATAAAGCTGATAACTCAGAACGTTTCGCTTTCAGAATAGGAATATATGAAATTGTCATGTTAATACCTTATACAGAATCAATTAACAATTAATGGTTCTTCGGACATTGAAATTTATATCGCAAAAATTGGCAAACTCTCCTCGACTACTCACTTGTGGGTATCCTGGCGTAAAAGGAATGACTTGGCAATACCCGGTGTGATCATAAGTCATTGAAAATGATCATTTTTATCAGTCTTTCTTCCATGATGAATGCTAATGCCATTTGATTTGTTGAGGTGAAAACTGTTAAAAATCAAAACGATGTAATTGAAATGAACGTTCGGTAGCATTCACGCTTTAAATGTTTCTTTTGTGCTGATTGGATGAATTTGGGTCACTTCTGATGAGAGATGTTGCAGGAAAAGAAGTTGGCATTGATCTATTGGATAGTTAGAATTGCTGCGGGTGCTTGAGGCTATCTGCCTCAGGCATGAACACCAAAAGGCAGATAGAGAAAAGCCCCAGTTAACATTACGCGTCCGGCAAGACGCTTAACATTAATCTGAGGCCAATTTCATGCTTTGCACATGTAGGTTAGCCTCTTACGTGCCGAAAGGCAAGGAGAAGCAGGCTATGAAGCAGCAAAAGGCGATGTTAATCGCCCTGATCGTCATCTGTTTAACCGTCATAGTGACGGCACTGGTAACGAGGAAAGACCTCTGCGAGGTACGAATCCGAACCGGCCAGACGGAGGTCGCTGTCTTCACAGCTTACGAACCTGAGGAGTAAGAGACCAGGCGAGGGAGAAATCCCTCGCCACCTCTGATGAGTCAGGCATCCTCAACGCACCCGCACTTAACCCGCTTCGGCGGGTTTTGTTTTTTCCTGGCATTCTGGTTTACAATTCGCACGTCAGCCTGAACACCTGACACCTGCTGCGCCAGCAGAGAAAACAGATGGTGCACAAAACCAAATTTCACAATTCTGATACCGACCTTGCCATCCGGCATGGGCGGCGTTCACACGCATTTAAAACCGACTGGTACCAACACCCACCATGTACTGAAGAACAGGCCGAATGGCTAATTCATAACTACCGCAGACGCGGATACGAGATTAAGAAAGCCCTCAGCCTCGATTATCGTCACTGGATAATCTATGTCAGGCTCCCTTATTCCGAACGCCCACCGCGTCCGTCCCGCACATTCCAGCAACGCATCTGGAGGTAACGTGCGGGTATTACTTCGACCTGTTCCGGTACCGGAACTTGGGCTGGTGGTGCTAAAACCGGGCCGTGAATCCATGCAGGTATTTCATAACCCTCGAGTTCTGGTGGAGCCGGAACCGAAAAGCATGCGCGGTCTGCCGTCCGGAGTCGTTCCTGCTGTTCGCCAGCCGCTGGCGGAGGATAAATCATTACTGCCATTTTTCAGCGATGAGCGGGTGATTCGTGCTGCTGGTGGTGCTGGTGCATTGTCTGACTGGCTGTTACGCCACATTAAATCCTGCCAGTGGCCTCATGGTGACTACCATCACAGTGAAACCGTCATACATCGTTACGGTACCGGCGCGATGGTGTTGTGCTGGCACTGCGACAACCAGCTGCGTAACCAGACTTCCGAATCACTCGGGCAGCTTGCTCACCAAAACCTGTCAGCATGGATGATTGATGTCATCCGCCACGCAATGAATGGCACGCAGGAGCGGGAATTATCGCTGGCTGAATTATCCTGGTGGGCAACCATAAATAACGTAGCGGACGCACTACCGGAGACGGTGTTACGTCGTTCACTGGGATTACGCGCGGAAAAAATTCGCTCAGTATACCGCGAGAGCGACATCGTGCCGGGAGAGCAGACCGCCACCAGCATGCTGAAGCAGCGCACAAAAAATATTGCGCTACTGCCTCACGCCCACCAGCAAAACCCGCCACAGGAAAAGACGGTGGTAAGCATTGCCGTTGATCCGGAGTCACCGGCTCAGTATCTCCAGCGCCAGAAACCACGACGGGAAGAGATGCCTGTATACACGCGTTGGGTAAAAACGCAGAAATGCATGACGTGTGGTAATCAGGCAGATGATCCGCATCACATCATTGGTCATGGACTGGGAGGGATGGGAACAAAGGCTGATGATTTGTTTGTTATTCCGCTGTGCCGTAAATGCCATAGCGAACTACACGCCGGGGTAAAAGATTTTGAAGAAAAACACGGCAGCCAGCTGTTGTTGCTGATTCGTTTTTTAATGCACGCGAGAAATTCGGGTGTCCTGAAGTGGAAAGCATGAATGACTGAACG